TCTCATGAGTCTACCCCACATGATTACGACGCTGGCTGAGTGATACGGACGATCGCGGCGCTCTGAGCCACTTTGGAGTCAGAGCGGCGCACTGCCATAAAGCCGGTCTGATAGGCATCAGCATAGCGCTCGTTCATGCGGATGATTTCAATATCGCCCGCATCACGGATGTAAAACTTGCTAAAATCGCCGAACAGAACAGTTTTGGCATTGGCAGCGATTGAGCTGGCCATTGCGTTGTTGACGATCACCGGATAGCCCAAGAGCCGCGGTGCGTTGCCGTTAAGCAAGTCGAGGAACAGTGGGCGGCTCTGTGAGTCGGCCAGTTGAAGAATGGTAGACCAGATCGACTGGTGCATCATCCATGCGCCATTCTGCTGGTATCCAAAATCGAGGGCATTGCGGCATGCCATGATATTGGCCAGCGTAATGGTGGTTGTGGTCGCGCCAGCAACACCAGCCGATGAGCCGGTGACTACACCCTGAGGAGCAGTCGTGCCGTTACCAGTTGCGTGGTCAGTGGCTTCCTTGCGACCAAGACGCTCGCCGAGCAAACCAGCAACTTCGGTCGCAAGATCCAAACCGGAGTCACGTAGGAGCTCATTGCTGAGCAGTACCAGCGACTCGGTGCGGTATGCGCCGAGGATGATCTGACCAAATGTCATGTCAGTAGCGGATGGTGCGGTGTTTTCCGCGCCGATCGCGCCAGGGTTGCCAGTGTCGTCGATCGTCGGGAATGGCAGGCTGTTACCCGACTCGGTGCGGATGACGCGAGCGACATCACGAAGAGGGTTGAAGTATACAATTTTCTTTTCCAGCTCGGCGAGAAAGCCCTGCGGGATGGTGTAACCACCGGCACTGGAGCTGGTCGAGTTGGCGCGAGTCAGCACGATGCGATTGCTGCCCAGGTTGAGGCCTGAGCGCTGAGCTGCTGAGCGGTGCTCAGGGCGTGCATCGTTGCCAAGGAACCAGCCGCAAAGAGCGGTTTCACGGTCCCGATTAGCGCGCTTGTCGTCGAGGTCGCGGGTGAACATTGGCACGCCCACTGGTGCTGGTCGTGTGCGGCGTGAGCTTGCGCTGAGCACATCGCTGAGACGTGCGCGAGCTGCCTGCTGCTGAGCTGCTGGATCTGCTGCTGGTGCTTCTGCTGGCATCTCTTCGCCAGAGACCTCTTCAGCCATTGCAGCCTCGATAGCTGCGATGCGAGCATCGTGGTCAGCGATGAGAGCAACGATCTCATCGACCTTTGCTGTCTCTTCTGGTGTCCACTCACGAGTCGATGCCGACTCATGGTAGGTCTTGGCCTGCTCTACTAGACGTGCTCGCTCTGCGAGCAGGTCGCGACGTGATACGCTCATACAATCCTCCCTGCGCAGCCGAGCTGCGACATAAGCAATTTTCGGCCTCGTAAATGTACGCTTAGCCGCAATTGGCTAGCGCTCCACTGATCACGCGACCGTATCGCGACCGTGGTGTCCGGGTAGGCGGGGATGGTGACAACGGAGACCTCGATGAGCTCGACATCTGTCACGGTCCGCACTCGCACTGTTTCCTCGATTGTCCACTCGTCAGCTCTCACAATGAAGCCAAACGACATTTGGTTGACATCGCCGCGCTCGATGAGTGCTAGCAGATCTTTGGCATAGCTTGTATCTGGCGGATAGATCTCAACGCCAAGGCCATTTTTGTCGGTGCTGAGCTTGAGTGTGCCCGCACTGCGACGACCTAGCACCAATGATGAATCGTGATTGACCAGGGCTCGCACATCGGCGCTCTTATCCTCGAGCGTGCGCGTGAATGCTGCGGGGCTGATGCGCTCACGGAACCCGCCCAGATCCTCGCTCAGCGGCCCGTAGACGCTCGCATAGCCCATCAGTCGGCCAGCATCAGATGAGACGGTAGAGAGCAGTCTACGCTCCATTGTCGTCCTCCTTATCCATCTGGCCAGCTACCTTGTTCGCCCATGTTTGCCCCGGATCTCCGCCCCATAGCGCCCAAGCAATGCGGCCAGCGCTCGGGAACCCGTCTTGACCGGGCGACCATCCCTCGCCCTTTGAATCAACGGCATGGCGGGCAAAATAACTGACCATCCGCCCGATTGTGTCGGGGCTGATGTTGCTGCCATTGCTCAGATCTCTGGCTCGAGCAACGCCTACCTCAGTGCCACCGCGACCATATTCGGCGCGCCACGCTAGACCTCGAGCTGCCTCTTCACGAACGCCAGCAGGTGGAGAAAAATCAATATTGTCGTATTTTGCTCGTCGCTCAGCAGGCATCGATCGCTCAGTCTCTGTTTTGCGCAATGGCAGGATCGGTCGCCATTTGATGCGCCATCCATGCCTACCACCTGGGCGGCTCGGTGGCACTAGCTCACGCTCACGCTCGATACCGCAGACACGGCAGCGATTGGTCGAGCCATGCTCACAGCTCGGGATCTGGTGCTCGGTCATGGCGAGAGCAAGAGCGATTACAGTATCGCTGGCATATGCCTCGAGGTCGTTGGTCTCTGGCGGTGCTGCTGGTGCTGCTGGCAGCGCTGTAGGATCGACGACGACTGGTGCCACAGTAGGATCGGCAGGCGGTGCCTGAGCTCCGCCCATTGACGATACGGGCTGCATGTTGAGCGGCTGCAAGAAGACATCTCCACCCTCGATAGGGTCGAGCTGCTCGAGCGCTCGGATCTCGTTGACGCTGAGCCATCCCCAGTTGCGGCCGATGGCGTATGCGCTGTATCTCGCTGCTAGGTCGGTGCGCAGCAGCCCCTCGACGCGATGCTCGACGTAGTAGCTGCTGCTGATTGGCAGGAGCAGTTTATTGCGGACCTCTTGCTCGATGCGGACAAGCCATGGGCGCAGCGTCTCGCTCAAGAACGCTTGGTTTTCCTGCTCAAGCGAGCTGTACGTGCTGCCACCAGTTGCTCGCAGTTTCGATACTGGAATGTTGAACCACCTAGCGATCTCCTCGAGCTGAAAGCGCCTTGTCTCGAGGAACTGCGCATCGTCAGGCGGTATCGCAGTCGTGGTCCATTTCATCCCTTCCTCGAGGATTGCCACCCTCGAGGCATTATCGATACCAGAGTGCAGACGTTCCCAATCGCCGCGCAGGCGACCGCGGGCATCGTCGCTGAGCCTGCCGGGATGCTCTAGCACGCCAGACGGGCGAGCGCCACGGCCAAAAAATGATGAGCCAAATGCCTCAGCAGCGATGCCGAGACCGATTGAGTCTCGAGCCAGCGAGACGACGCTGGCACCGACGTAGCCATCGCCGCCGGGGCCGCGTAGATGCAGTACGTCAGATGCTGGTATGTAGGTCGCACGAGAGAAATCGTCGCGATAAATATATTGCAGATCGCCGTTTTCGCTTCGCCCGACCTTCATGTTTTCCGCCCTGAGCAGCCATAGGCGCGTTGGGCGGCCGATTGTGTCTCGCTCAATCTCGCAGTAGCCATTGCCCCACGTGAGAGCCTGGGCGAGCCATTGCTCGCGCAATTGCATCGAGGTCATTTCTTCGTTTGGCGCAAATCGCAGGAGGTCAGCGACCATCATGTCATCAGCGATAATCCGCCCGCTCGAGGTCTGCTGATAAACGTGAAACGGCAGGCTAGAGATGGTCTCAGAGATAATGCGGACGGCTTGCCAAAATGGCGCATAGCTGAGCGCTGAGCTCTCAGATACTTGCACACCGGCAGAGCTTACCGAACCACCATGAAACGCTATGAGCGCGGGATCTCGCAGGCTCGGGCGATTGCCCGCGCGCAGCGTGAATATCCTCTTGATGCGATCGATGATCGTCATATGAGAGTCATCCCCCGCGACTCGTACACCGATGGGGCACCACGCCCTATCGCTCCGCCTGCCTCACCGACTCGAGATCTTGCGACTGCCATGATCGAGGCGACCAAGGCGTCAATCTTTTCCGATGACTTAGCCTTGCTCGGTTTGATATTCCCGGCAGCGTCTGACTCTATCGAACAGTTGCCCAAGCACCATCGCAATACCGGATTTCCGTCATGTCTCAATTTTCTTGCCATGACCAGCGTCTCAAAATCCTTGGCAGCGGGACTCATGCTTGCGTAGCCCTGCCCAAACGACACGATGTTGAGCCCGTCGCTCTGCATCTGCTGAGCCAGTTGGCTAGCATTCCAACGGTCAATTGCGATATCGACGACACGATACTGTGCGCATAACTGCTTGATCCGCGTGTAAACATCCTCGTACTCGATCACATCGCCATCGGTGACGTTAATATGCCCGCTCGCATGCCACTGGTCGTAGCGCATGCGATTGGTGCGCTCTCTCTGTTTGAGCGCGCCTCGAGGTGCCCAGCATGTTGGCTCAATCCAGATCGTGCCATCGTCCAACGGAAACGCCAGCACAAACGCCGAGAGATCCATGGTCGAGCTCAGGTCGAGCGCACCATAACACAATCGACCATCGAGATCAGGTCGAGGGCTGCGGCATGCGTCCCATGTCTCGGGTGCGATCCATCGTGTGATTGTGTCGGTCCACTCGCAGAGATGAAGACGGCGAAATGCTAGCTCACGAGCAGGGCTCTGCGCTGCGTCGAGCGCTGCTTGGTGCATGTAATCAGGCAGCACAGATACGCCATAGCCGGGATTTGCGGCTCGCCATGTAGACTCATCTCGCCATGATGCCCCATCTGGCGCTCGATACAGAACGGGCAAGAAACTGTGATCGACCAGTGAGCCATCAGCGACTGACCGAGCATGCTGGTGCATCTCGTAACAGAGCGAGTTGCGATCGTGCCCTGCCGTCGTGATCGCCACGGTGAGCGGCTGCCTGCGTGAGCCTACGCTTGTCGTCAGCACATCCCAGAGCTCACGATTAGGCTGAGCGTGCAATTCATCAAATATGATGCCGCTACAGTTAAAGCCGTGCTTGGTGTGAGCATCTGCCGAGATTGCTCGATATCTGCTACCGTTCTTGGTTACGATCTCTTTGCGCAGCACAGTGCATCTCGAGGCAAGCATTGGGCTAGCCTGCACCATAGATGAGGCAATATCGAACACGATGGATGCCTGCTCACGATCGGCGGCTGCCGACACGATCTCAGCGCCCTTCTCACCATCGGCCATCAGCAGGTAGAGTGCTATGCCTGCGCAGAGCGTGCTCTTGCCATTTTTTCGCGGGATCTCGATGTAGCTGGTGCGGTATTGGCGCAGGCCATCGGCACGGAGAGTGCCGAACAATGGCTCGATGATGTCTCGATACTGCCAGTCGGCCAGCAAGAGCGGACGGCCTGCGTCCGCTCCTTTAACGTGAGTCAGGCAGGTGCGGAAAAACAGCTCGACGTTGCGCGCGGCTAGCTGCCCAGGAGTTTGAGTATCGGGTTGTCGTCTGGCACGCTGGCGCTTGTCACCTGCTGCTCTGCGGGCAGGCGTGTGCTCGATCGTGTGCGCGGCATCAGGTTGAGCGAGATCAGCATCGACTGGATTCGCGACTCGCTTCGCCCGAGCTCTGCGTACGCTGGGTGTAGAGCTGGCCCGTTTTCTCGATCGATCATCGGGCTCGGTAGCTGATCGATCAGGTCGCGCAGGATCTGCGCTCTCGCCAGCATTTTTGCCGCCATCGTTACCGCTGCGAGATCTGACGCTCCGCCCGTCCCCACGTGCGCCATCGCCTCGACTAGCCATTTGTACTGCACCATTTCTAATTTAGACAAACCGAGTGGCTTATCTGGTAGCGGCCCGCCTGCTCGTAGCCATGAGGTGCGATCGACTGGCTTGCGACCACGCTTAGCCATTGTGATATCTCCACTTATACCCAAAATATCCAGAGATCCTAGGCAAAAACACGTTCAGGGTCCGCGAACGGTCTTCCTCCCTAAAAAGGGGGTTTTTCGACCCCCCCTTGGCATTTTTTTTGATCGAAAAAAATCAGCCTGAAATTTTCTTCAGCAAAATCTGAAGCGCAAATTTCAGGATAATTCCCACGATAAACGGGCTGACGCTCGCAATCGGATGGCCTTCATCCTCGCTGCCAGCGATGACAGATTCAATTGCCGTGATCGCATCATCCTCGCTGGTCTCTTCTGGCACAGAGCCAGCGACATTAGACGCAGGCACAAACGTCTGGCCGAAATAAACAACGACCTCAATCAGCGCATCAAACACGGGCTTGCCCCATGGCGTCTGGCCACGGGCAAATGATAGCAGAGTAACGAGAGCGTTAGTCGGAAACATGATCACCTCCTGATTAAGCATACTTGACCACACGCCACCCAGCAGCGCCCGATCCATTATCAGTCGAATCGTAAACCAGATCGGCCCACTCATTCACGGTCAGCGCTGCGTGGTTGCCCGCGTGCAGATACATTCTGTTAGCCGATGTGCTTGCTGCGTCATTATGCTTAAGCGTCACCGTTGCCGTACCCACACTGACGAGCCTAATCATGCGCCCATCGACATGTGCCCCGCCAGTCGGTGGAGCGATGCCGGTGATGTCAGATGCTGTGGTGCAGTTGAGCCGCTGGAATGCGGAGCCAGTGAGTACGTAGTCGTTTTGATTAGCTGTGATGGCTGCCGGTGTCGAGGATGCGAACGCCAGAGACC